GATTCTTTTCTTCTTTCTTTAGCTATAATATTATTTACTTCTATATAAGGATCTCCTTTTTCTACAAGAAATAATTTTAGAGCATCAGAACAAGCCCAGGGAAAATTACTGCTACTAAAAGGATCATCTTCTGTATCATGTCTTTCTAAAAGTTTTATCTGATCTCTAGTAAACATACCTGTAATTTCATTCTCTCTTAAAAATTCTCTTTTGGTTTTATTTGTTCTACTCATGAATCCCCCAGTTTTTCTAATGCAGAATGTTCTACATCTATTAAATGATCTATTAATTGTTGATAATCTTTTTTAATTTTCATATACACTCCTTTTTTTAATCCCATAATAGCTGATCTTGAAAAGTCTGACCACACAAATATCCCATTATGACAATGTGGACACTTATCTACACTATCTTCAAACACTAAACTGCCTGTTCCATTACAGAAAAAGCAAGTAGTATCGGTAAATAATTCTATAATTCCTGTCTGTGCTATCTTTTTAACAAGATTTTTGTCCTCGATTTCAATGTAAGACTCAGCATATTTAATTAATTCGTGTGTTGCTAATTCATCTTCTAAATACTTTCCCATTAAAATATTAAGCTCGGTTTTAACAAGATCAGCATAGGATAGTATGGTAGATACTTCTTGTGGTGTTATGGAGTCATGCGACTTACCACTCCCAATGCTGCCCATGTCTAATGACTTTGGTAGTAAAATGGTAAGTAAATCTAGTTTCATATATTACAAACCTCACAAGAACCTTGGTCATCATCGTACATCTCGTATTTTATATTCAATTCTTTTTCTAAATCTCTAATAAACTTTAATTGTTTTTGTCCAAACTCAGTATTAAATTCTTCTGTTTGTTTTTTCTTACTAGCCAATAAACAAGGATAGCAACCTACCCTCCTTGAACCCTCATCATACAAAGGGTTATGTTTCCACCCATAGTTTTTAATATGCTCAAAACAATCTTGTGTATCCCAATCTATAACAGGAAATCTTAATCTAACATTTTTATCCATTTTCTTAGGAATCCAAGGAAATACATCTCTATAATTATGAATTTCACCAGAATCTAAATCCCCATATTTTTTTCTTCTTTGGTGTGATTCATCTGACCTAATACCTAACCAAACCTGTCCTTTTCTATTTTCGTAAAAACCATTTTTCTTGTACCATCTCGTTGTAGCTGTTTCTTTATACCTAGCTGTGCAAAACCTCATAACTCTGTTCGGAAATTTTCCTGTTCTTCTTATCAAATCAGGCATGGTAGGAGCTTCTTCATAACTTGTGTGCTGTATTTCAATTCCAGACTTTTCTTGCATATAATCAAGATATTCGTAAGTTTTTGGGTGATCCCAACCTGTATTACAATGCAAAGGTATTATTTTATCTTTATCAAAATGCTCTAATGCAAGAATGAGAGTAGCTGTGCTGTCTTTCCCACCTGAAACAGGCACTATAATCTCACTATCTGTTGGGATATGTTTAAATGTTCTTTTTGCAAATTCAAACTTTGTTTGCATTTCTTTCATTATTTTCTCCAAATACGATATTGTAATGGCTTACCAGTTTCTTTTACTTGCCTAAAAGATACCTTTATCTTTTCTTCCCAAGCCCTACGCCTTACTGCATCTACTATATAATAATCATCTACCAAGAAACTTTGTCCTGACTCCAACTTATATAATACATCATAATACTTAGAATATTTGCTATTACCTCTAATTGGCACATTATTTTCTATCTTTATCATATTCTCCTCCATTGTATAAATTTATTAAATGCTATATCTTTTTCTGTGTTTGGCAATATCGTTACTTTTTGCAAATGTTTATGCAAACTTTTAACTGGGCTAGGTGTTTCTATTTTACCACTACCCAAAACCACCTCTGATGCTTGTTTTAAGTTACTAACAACGTGGTAGTATGGGTTAAATTTTTTAGTTAATATATCCATTTCTAATGTGTATTGGTTTTCTTTATCGGTAATTAATTTTAAAACTTTAATTTTTCTTTTATGACAGCAAATCAAATCTACTGAATGTATGTATTCATTAGTTCTTATAATCTCAACTTCGTGTTCTTTAAAATATTTTATAATCTTGTTTAATCTTCTTTTCCATTCTGCCCTGTAATCCCAAGTCATATCCTCTCCTTTATGTATTCTAGTAGTTCTTCTTGACTACCATATTTTTCTTCCCAAACTTTGTTGCCTAAGTGATGTATTCCCTCAGATCCCTGATGGTGTTCGTGGCACAAAGGCAAGGCATGAATACTTTTTTTACCCATACCTGCCCCAGTAATATGATGTATGCAAGGGGTGGAGTATACACCATATTCTCGTTTACAAACCACGCAGCCAAACTCAACTAATTTTTTATAATGTTCTCTAGTTTCTTTGTTTGGTTTTTTTGCCATCTAAATTCCTTTTAATTCTTTTAATATCCCTTTTAGCTAAAAAGTATTTCTTAATTTTCTTGCTGTTTGGTAACTCTACCCATTCATCTTGGATCGGAACACCTGACTCTTTCAAATCTAATATTCTCCTAGCTCCATACATAGTAGAGATTGGTCTTTGCGACATATCTAAAACTGTTAACTCTTTACCCTGTAACAGTTTATTAAATATCATTTGTGCTTGGCTTTGCTTTTCCATTACTTTCTCCTATATTTTTGCTATTAATTCTTTTAAACCATGAATATCGCATTTGAGATCAGACTTAATGTTAATCAATGCGAGTCTAGTATCTTGGTTTATTCGGTTGCTATCTTTATGAGCCATGATGTAATCATCAATAGACTTCAATAAGTTTTGGCTTGAAATAAGTTCCCTGTTTAGTCTAACCAGAGTTTCTGTTTCTTCTTGGATCGACTTTTCAACAAACTCTTGTGTTATATCATTCATCTCTTTTCTCCTGTTTTTTATTGATTTAATCTTGTAAGTAGGCTACTAAAAGCTCATCAATATCATTTCCATCTTGGTCATAACCTCTACCATAAAAGTTCATTCCTCTGAATTTACATTTAGTACGACAGGTACGACATTTTTTGTTTTTCAAATCTTCTAATTCTGGTTGTTTTTCTGTTGTCATGTTGTTTCTCCATAGTTTTATTAATGTTAAGTTATGGGAAATCTGTTGTCAATCTGTTTTTTTAGGAATAAGAATTATACATTTTGTGTTCTTGGGTTTTTGAGGAATTTAGGGATCGCCAAAGATCAGCTTGGATATTGTAGATTCTAAGCAGCCACCTGAGTTCTTGCTCATCTCCTTTTAGAGCCGATATTTGAACATTTATCTCTACAACCTTTGGATTGGTACTGGCAATAGCTTTTTTAGTAAATTCAGTACCTTTTTCGACCTCTAAATAGGCTTTATAGATTAATTCTTTTCTTTTTTCTTCCAGGAGATCCAAATTCTTGGTAGTTTCTCCAAGTTTCTTGGCATTTTCCCTCATATCGATAATTAATTTCTCTAAGCTTTCTTCATTTAATTTTATTTTCATCTGATTCTCCGAATTTTGTTTACTCTGGTAAAGAAATATGATAAAAAAGAATTTTTTCTTTATATATATTTATTAATATATATTTCTTTGCCTTTGTTTTTGTTTTTAATTATATATTATATATTATATAGGCAAATTAATAAAATATTTTCTATTGCATTATCAAAATATTTCCTATAATATTATCTCATACATAAAACATTTGGAGTTAAATATGGAAAAATTAAGTTATAAATCGGTATTTGAAACCTTATCTAAGGTGGATATTACAGGTAAAACAGAAGAAAAAGGCAATTATACCTATCTTAAATGGTCTTATGCTTGGCATATCTTCAATCATCATTATCCTGAAGTTCAAGTAAAATGGTTAGAGCCATTTACTTATGACAATGGAACAATGATATTGAGATGTCGTGTAGAGATCGGAGAACTTTATAAGGAGGGTTGGTTGCCTGTCTATGATAACAAATACAATGCAATAGAAAATCCTAGAGCAGATGACATTCAAGACAATATGATGAGGGCTATGGTTAAAACCATGTCATTATTCGGTCTAGGTTTACAGTTGTATCACAATGGGCAGACAAAACCTGAAGAACTTAACCTTGTTGGTGAGATCAATGATCCTGAAGTTAAAAAGATAGCCAAAGCTAAAGATAAGAAAAAATCAGTAGAGTTGGCACTTAAAAATGGAGGTATCAATGAAAGCACAAACGAAATTCAGCTCGGACAAGCACTTGAAAAGGTTTAATCTTC